GAACTGATCCGGGTGGTGGTGGGTGTAGACCCGTCCGGTTCTGCGAACGGTGACGCTTGCGGTATAATTGGGGCAGGCGTTGCCCGAAACAATCACCACTACACGTTGGAAGATAACAGCATCCAGGGCAGCCCGGACATGTGGGCGCGCGAAGCCTGCAAGACGTATCACAAACTCAAAGCGGATGTAATGGTCGCTGAAAAAAACTACGGCGGTGAAATGGTCGAAAAAGTAATCAAAGATACCGTTGTCGCTATGAACCTTGAAATAGATGCGCAGAATAAAGAGCGCGTGGAAGAGGGTTTACCTGCATTGCCGCATATCTACGTAAACGTCAAACTCGTATCAGCCACGCGCGGCAAGGCGATCCGGGCGGAACCGATAAGCGCATTGACCGAACGCGGCGAAGATCATCTGGTCGGTAATTTCCCGGCGTTGGAAGATGAATTATGTCTGTGGGTACAGGGCGACAAAAGCCCGAACCGGTTGGATGCAAAAGTTTGGGCTGACACGGAACTGAAAAGTGGCAGTGTAATCAGCACAATGCCAGACCCGTTCGAGTAAACGGGAAGGAGTTAAGTGATGGGACTGAAATCATGGGTATTAGATTGGTTGGGAATTGAGGGGACGGATTCCGTCAGGCGCAAACGAGTAGAGCGGCTTGAAGAATTCCGCGAATACTACGAAGGCAAGCAGAAAGAGCAACTCCGCGTCAAGCCGAATAAGTTTGACGACAATCTGACGATCAACCTGTGTGGCTTAATTGTGGACAAGGCTGTCTCAGCCCTGGTTGGTGACCCGGCGGACGGGCGCGGGTTAACCTGGACATTCCCCAGCGAAACAGACGGGACGAAATCGAAGGGTGTCCAGTGGCTCGATGCACAATGGGAAGCGGTCAACCGCGACCAGTGGCTGCACAAAAACGCGCTGGGGGGTGCGCAGTCCGGCTCACCGATTGTAAAGTTGGTACCGAATGGAACGGGCGGGGTTAAGCCGGTCAATCTCGACCCCTGTACAGTGACCGTTGAAACCGACCCGCAAGACCGGGATAAGGTAACGGCCTATGTAATCGCGTACCGGGTCGAGGAAGGCGGTAAGGAAGTACAATACCGCGAAGTGACTATTCCTTTTGCGCTCGATGATGACGGCAGTCCAGTGTCATGGCTGATTACACTCGAAAAGAAAACGGGGGGCAAGAAGTGGGAAACCGTAGGAACGCCGATAAAATGGGAATACCCCTTCCCGCATATTTTAGACTGGCAGAATCTTCCACGAACCGACTCTCGTGATGGACGGTCAGACATCGAAGCGATTATCGGCATTCAGGATCGGTACAATTTCCTCGTGTCAAATATCAGCAAAATTATCAGGCTGTTCGCCCATCCGCAGCGATACGGGAAGAACTTGTCTACGCAGATGACAATTGACCCAAAAACTGGACAATCTGAATTCGTTATGGGGCCAGACGAAATGCCGATGTTCAACGGCGAAGGCGAGATAAGCCAACTTCCACCCGTTGGCGACCTGCCTGGCGCGATGCTGTTTTTGCAGTCACTTCGTGAGTCGGCATTCATGCTGTCGCGCGAAGTGGACACGATGAGCATGAAGGATAGAGTTGGGGCGATCACGAACTTCGCTCTGCGTGTTCTTTACCGCGACTTCCTGGATAAACTTGGCACGAAGCGGATGCTTTACGGTGCGGCCTATCAGGAAATCAACCGGCGGATGCTGGTACTCGGCGGCTACGAGCCAGAGACCTGCATTATCAACTGGCCTGCCCCGCTCCCGGTCAACGAAGTTGAAGAAACGCAGTCACTGGAGGCGGACTTGAGAATGCAGATTGTGGATAAGCAGACCGCCGCCGAAGCGCGTGGCTATGATTGGGAAAAGGTACAGGAGCGGATGCTGGCCGAAAAGACCGCTTCCGGGAATGTTGGCGCGGAGTTGCTCAACCAATTTCTAAAGACAGGCAATGCCCGATAATCCATTACTTGCGCAAGTAGCCAAATACCGCGCCCGGCTGGATAAGCAGAACGCCGCAGACCTTGACCGGCTCATAAACGCATACGGCCTCATGTCTGCGCGTCTCAAGGACAAAGTAGATTTGCTGCTGCTCGAAATCGAGCGCAACCCGGGCGCGAACATTACACAGATGCGCCGGTACAATGACCTGGTGGATGCGCTCAATTCCGAATTCGCCCGGTATGATGCTTATCTCGAAACCGAGTTACAAAGGATAACCACCGAAGCGCAATCACAGGCGCGGCTTGACTCCGCTGCCCTGATTGCCGCCGCTTTACTCCTGCGCGGCCTGCCGGTCAAGCCCGCCCAAGTGCCGCAGTCCTCCGTAATCCCCGAAGTGCTGGCCGAAGGATCCGCGGCGTGGAAGCGGCTGCATGAACT